ACTCTTCAGGTGTCATCAAGGGCATCGATCAGGAACTCCGTGGCTGGGAGAATGGCTGGCAGCGAGATACTGCTACGTACCACACCAAGGTACAGGGCGAGGCTTTCACCAATGAGGTTGGCCAGGTTCTGGCTGCTGGTGGTGACCTTACTGAAGTCGATAAGAAGTGGGCCTCCTCGTCCTCACTGAACAACGCTGAGCGTAAGAAGCTGGTCGTGGATACCGTGATTGCCAAGGCATATGCTGAGGACAATCCTGCCCTTCTCGCCAAGGTCCCCACGGTCTTCCTGAACGATGAGTACAAGAAGAACCTGAAGCAGGCAGAGCTACAGATCCAGCAGATCCGTATTGGTAAGGTCCGTGACGCTCGGTTCCTCGAACAGAGTGCCCGTGAAGATGCTACTCGTGGTTCCAAGGTTGACATGATCGGCAAGGTTGCCAAGGGTGAGCAGGTTGATCCCAGCGCCTACCGTGGCGATCCTGAGGCTTTCAACTATGCGATGCAACTCAAGGACGCTGGCCGTCTTCCCGATGTCCAGAGTATCTCCAATGCCACCAAGATTCGCACCACGATCCTCAACGGCTCCACAGTAGGGACGATGAATCAGAACCAGGTGATTGACCAGATCATGGCCAACCCTGCGATGAACCCCAAAGAGAAGCAGGCGCTGATCGCGGATGTCCCTAAGTTGATGGAAGGCATGATCCTGCTGAAGGACGAGGGTGTCCAGAGTGCAATGTCTACCCGTATCGATGCCCGTCTGAAGGTTCTCGAAGGGTCCACCAATGCCAAGATCCAGTCGTTGATCACCGGGGGTAACCTCCGTGCTCAGGCCATGCAGGTGTTCCAGCAGGGTCTGGAGAGTTCCTTCACGGCTTACTTCGAGGACAACAAGCAGTGGCCCACAGGTAAGGCCAAGCAGGACATCATCCGTGTCGAGACCGAGAAGGCTGAACGCCTGATCGAAGAGCTGACCCGTATGGGCACCAGTGCAGCACCTTCAGGTCCTGCTCAGGCTGCTCCTGTCCGTGGTGGCCCTACGCCCCCAGCTCCAGCTCCTCAAGCTGCCCCTGCTCGATCTACAGCTCCTGTCCGTATCAAGGATGCTGCTGAGTACAACGCCCTGAAAGCGGGAACGACCTATGTCACCCCTGATGGGCAAACCAAAGTTAAGCAATAATGGCAACAGTATCTAGAAACCCATGGGACACCGATCCGGTCGCCCCTACACAGGCCCCTTGGGCTTCTGATCCGGTAGTTACCTCCGCTAAGAACCCCTGGGATACCGATCCCGTAGCTGCTCCTGCAGCTCGGACTCCCACCACTCAACCCCCGGCCAGTCCCGAAGCCAACGTCAAGAAGTTCCTGGACTTCCTCGGACGAGCTGAGGGGGCTGATTACAACACCATCGTGGGTGGCAGTAAGTTCTCGGACTTCCGTGCTCACCCTCGCGTGGTGGGCTTACGGACTGCTGAGGGTCCCAGTACCGCCGCAGGTAAGTACCAGATCGTAGGGACAACCTATGACGACATCGCCCCCAAGATTGGTGTGCGAGACTTCTCCCCGGACAGCCAAGACAAGATTGCCCTTGAGCTAATCCGCCGTAAGGGTGCCCTCGAAGATATCCGTAACGGCAACTTCGATGCAGCCGTTGGTAAGCTGGGAGGTATCTGGGCATCTCTGCCTAGTTCCCCCTACAGTCAACCCAAGCGTAGTGCTGAGTGGGTCGCCAAGGAACTTGGTGCCCCTACCACGGTACAGTACCAGAACTTCGCTGCTGTGCGTAAGGATATTGAACCACAGTCGCTGAACAAGGATGTGGATTGGCTTCGTGCTTCGGAGCTGCTGTACAACTTCTATGAGCGCAAGCCCTTCCAAGGCACCAAGGATGATCTCGCAGAGTGGGGCAAGGACTCCCTAGGCAACTTCAACTTCAACCTCGTGTCGATGGCAGAGATCGCCTACTCCCTCCAGAGTGCTACTCAGGAAGAGAAGGAAGCCTTCCTGTTCATGATGGACACCTATGACAACACCAACTTCTCACTCGAAGGAGCGGGGAGGGCGGTCAAAGGTATCGCTACCGATCCTACCAACCTGGTGGGTCTTGGTACTTTGGGTGTGGGCTTCCTCGGGAAGTTTGCGGGGAAGCAAGCAGCCAAGGCTGGCATCCGTAAGCTGGTCCTCGACTCTCTTGCCCGTACAGGTATCGGGGCTGGTATCCAGTCCGGTGTGGTCGGAGCTGCAGACAGTACGATCCGTCAGGGCATCGAGGTCTCCGCAGGTCGTCGTGAGGAGATTGATCTCTCCAAGGTGGGTGTGGATGCAGCCATCGCTGGTACTGCAGGTGTGATCCTAGGGACTGCTGCAGATGCTGCAGTGACCAAGGTGGTGGGTGTTATCAAGGGCCGTAAGGCTGTGGATACCCCAACGGTACCTGGAGAGGCTCCTAAGGCCTCTGCAAGCCCCGATCCTAACGTGGCAGGGGTAACCCCCCAAGGTGAGGTGAAAGCGTCTTCTGGCCTGTCTCCTGCTGAAGAGGCTGGACTGATCCAGCGCCAGCAAGATGGCCGTCTGCCTGCCGATGAGATCGTACCCAATGTGGGTGCAGACGTACCCAAGACAGGTATCCCAGAACTTGATGGCGTTGTGTACCACGGTAGCAACACTCAATTCGATGTGCCCAACATGGACCTCGCAGGGAAGACATCGGGGATCGCTGAAGAGGGTCGTGTGTTCTGGGTAACCTCGGACAAACAATCTGCTGAAGGGTTTGGTAAACTTGCTGGTGATGCTCCAGTTATCAACGAAATGCGGGTGGAGCCAAAGAACCCCGTAGTCGTAGAGATTACGGCAAGGGATATTATTTCTGGTGAATACGCAGACATCAAAGTCAGGGAGTTAGATAAGGCCCGTGCTGCGGGTAATGATGTCGTCGTCTTTAAACAGAAAGACACTGGCGGCATGAAGTTGATTTCGGATGAGATTGCTGTTCTGGACGAACGGGCTGTAAAGCCTGCAAGTGCAGGTAAGGCCCCTCCCAAGATCGATGTGCCTCAGGCCAACACTGGTCTGCGCACAACCCGCCTGACCGACGAACCTGTAGCCCCCTTGAGCAAGGCAGAGTTGTCTCAGCAGGCTGACGTGGTGGTGACCCAGCTCCGTGATGTCGAGACCAAGGATCTCCCGGCTGTCCTGGAGACTCTCCGCACTCGCAGTGACCTGTCTCGTGAAGAGATCCGGGTGGTCGATAAGGCTGTCCAGAACTACAAGAACGAGGTGGTTGTCGAGCTGGCTACCCTACGCAAGGAGCGTATGGCACTGGATGCAAAGACAGCCCTGAGCGAACCTGAAGTTATCCGTCAGCAGGAACTTGTAGCTCGTATCGAGGACCTCGAAGCTCGTGTCGGATCTGCCCAGTTGGCCGATGATGCCACAGGCTCGATGGCTGGCTCGATCCTTCAGGACCGTCAGGACCCCATGAATGCCCTCAAGGGTGTCACGGTGGAGTCCATCATGGCCGAGAAGGGTATCACCAAGCTCGAAGCTGAGCAGGTGTGGGCTGAGATGGTCGGTAAGGCCAACCTCCAGTCCGAAGCCCAGAAGATTGCCACGGTCTATGACGATGTGGCCGCGAAGGCTCTGGACAACGGGGATCTCGAGGGGGCCATGAAGGCTTCCATCCTGAAGAACCGGGAGTTGGACGCAAAGATCGAAGCTCTGGCCCCCAAGGGTGCCTCCTTCGTGGACAAGCTGACCGAGTTTGCGATCTCCAACGTGTTCTCCATCAAGACGATCATCATCAACTTGATCCCTTCGGGGATGAAGACGCTGGTGATCCCTGGATTGAAGGCGATCCTCAACAATCCCTTCGAGAAAGCCACACGAGCTGAGGCTGCTGCTTCCTATTCGGCCATGAGGTCGTCCTTCGGAGCAGCTTTGAACGCTGCCAAGGCTGGTTTCCGGTACGAGCAGGCTTTGCTGAGCCGTGACGGAACACGTTTGGTCGAAGGTGAGATGGCATTGACCGGGAAACTGGGTGGTGCCTGGCGTATCTTCCCCCGAATTCTCAATGCCTCCGACGAATTCCTCTCCCGGCTCAACTACGACTCGTTCGTGGCTGGCAAAGCGGCTGCTGAAGCTGCCATGGAGGGGGCTGAGAAGGGTCTGAAGGGTAAGGCGTTGGATGATTTCATCTCAGAAGCCTCCAAGAAGGCTCTGGATGCGTCCATGAAACCCACTTCGGGTGACGAATTGGTGCAGCCGATCATCAACAAGGGCCTGAATCTGGGCCTGACGGGTGAGGATCTCTTCAAGTACGTCGAGCGGGAAGCCATGCGTGACCCTCAGTCGCTCCGAAAGGGCAACGACGAGGAGGCTCTGAACTTCCTGCGTGATGTTCTGTACAAGCGCAAGTTCTCTGGTGAGGGAAGCATGTCCAAAGCGGCCCAAGCCTATGAAGATGCCATGAAAAAGTTCCCAACGCTCAAGCTGGTCATTGGCCAGTTGTTCTTTAGAACACCGATCCGGGTCTTTGAGGAGGGTATTCGCCTGACTCCTGGCCTACAGTTCGTGGCTCCTAACTTCATGAAGGATCTTGCAGGTGCCAATGGTTCCCTGCGTCAGGTCCGTGCCCAAGCTGAAGCCATGACCTCGCTGGTGATCGCCTCCGGTGTCCTCTCTCTGTATGCCCAAGGGCGTATCCAAGGGGATGGCGCCTACGACGATTACAAGCAGCAGAAGAACCGCACAGACGGTCCGCTGCCTGAGCCTTACACGATCAAGATGTCCGATGGTTCCACCTGGAGCTACCGTGGCTTTGATCCGCTGGCCACCCCCGTGAAGATCATGGTCAACGCCCTGAACAGGATGGACCAGCTCCGTCTGCGGGAAGCCCAAGGAGAGTTCGTGGACAAGGAGGCTTACAAGCCCCTGTTGGCTGCAGTCACCGTGGGTTCCATGTCGATCGCTTCGGCCATCCGCGATGCTTCCCTGGTAGAAGGTGCGGACAACTTTGCCAAGTTCGTGAAGACGGCCTTCAACCCTGAAGAGGGTGAGAGTGCCTTCATCAAGGCTCTGGGTGACAAACTCTTCCTGCTGGTTCCCAACACGCTCCACAAGATCGCTCGGGACAATGATCCACAGATCCGTGACCCTCAAACCTTCTGGCAGATGGTGGAGCAGAAGCTGCTTCGTCCTGTTGGCCTCGATGATCCCGCTAAGACTGCCTTTGCCTATGACGTTCTGGGTAACACCCGGAAGATGTCCGATACCGGATCTCTTTGGAATGTCTTCTCGACCGCTTCGGTGGAAGAGAGGGCCAAGGGCATGAACGAGAAAGAGCAGTTCATCCTGACCGAGATGGATCGTTTGTCTCGTGTCACAGGTGTCACCTTCAAGCCTCCGGTGAAAGCCAAGGAGATGGGGGATGCTGACATGCGGACGATCATGGCGGCTGACGGCAAGCGTACTCTCTACGATGTCTGGCAGCAGAACTACAAGTCCCTGAAACCAGAAGATGTCCTGTACCCAATCCTGAAGGCTCCATTGCCTGAGGGTACCTTCAAGTACAGGGCAGCAAAGGTTGAAGAGACACAGGCTGTCATCAACGAACTTCAGAGTGCTGCCATGGCAATGACCATGCAGCAGGAACAGAAGGTTGTAGATAAGTATATTTCAACAGAGCTGCTCAAGGCAAAGTCTAAAGCTGGCCTATTTGACACCCCTCGACCATATTAAGTCATATCCCCTAGGGTAACACCTAGGGGCTTTTTGGAGATTTCTAAGTGGCGTATTCTTACGTTCGGTACACCGGCAACGGCTCTACCACAGATTACACTTTCCCGTTTTCTTACCTTTCCCAGGACCACATCAAGATCCGTATCAATACCGTCTTGGTTCCTGGCTACACATTTCTGAACGCTAGTACCATCAAGTTTGATGTTGCTCCTCCGGTAGGGTCGATCATCGAGATTCGTCGAATTACCCCTAAAGATACTCCGGTTGTCAACTTTACGGACGGCTCGGTACTTCTTGAGAGAGACCTCGACCTTCTCGCCACGTTTAACCTTTACACTTCTCAGGAGTCTTCTGATGGAGTTGAAGAGTCCATCCGCACAGACTCGCTGGGTCGATGGGATGGTCAGCTCAAGAGGCTTGGTAACCTGGCCCCTGCCACTACGGATGACGAGGCGGTAACTAAAGGTACTTTGGATTATGAGTACCCCGCAGTTAACATCGTAGCTTCCGCGAAGGCCGACATTGCCATCGTCGGTTCTGATCTCGGAGTTGTCACTGGGACAGCCACTGACTTGGGTTTGGTTACTCAAGCTGTTGACACAAACCCTGCTTCGGGTACCAGTAAGATTGTGGCGGTTGCAGACAATATTGCAAGTGTCAACACTGTGGCCACCAATGTTGGCTCCGTAAACACAGTCGCTACCAACATCACCACCGTGCAGAGTGTTGCCAGTAACATGGCATCTATTGTGGCCTCGCAGACCTACGCCACGAATGCTGCGAACTCTGCTGCTGCTGCGGCATCAAGTGCAACACTGGCCAGCACAAAGGCTTCTGAGGCTTCTACGAGTGCCACCTTGGCGGCGAACAGTCAGTCTGCTGCTGCTGCAAGTGTCACCAGCGCCAACCTCGCTGCAGATGCTGCACTGGCCGTCAAGAATCAAATTGTTGGGTACGCCAACACGACGCTCACTGCAACAGCAGGGCAAACATCCTTCTCAGCCATCTACGCTGTTGGATATGAGAATGTCTACATCAACGGTGTGAAGCAGGTTCGTGGGGATGACTACACTGCCACAAGCGGAAGCAGCATTGTCCTGTCGGTAGGTGCTACCGCCGGTGATGTTGTAGAAGTTGTGGTCTATGGTGGGTTCACCGGCGCACAGGGCGCTGCAGGAGCTACGGGTCCCGCTGGCTCTGCAGGCGCTACAGGTCCTCAGGGTCCTCAAGGCATCCAGGGGCCTACAGGCTTGACTGGTCCGACAGGAGCCACAGGCGCTACTGGTCCTCAGGGTCCTACAGGCGCTACGGGACCAACTGGTGCAACTGGCGCAGGGTTTCCCACCGGAGGCACCGCAGGTCAAGTCCTATTGAAGATCGATGGGACTGACTACAATACGACTTGGGCAGCTCCAGCTCCTGGCTATTCGGATTCTGATGTAGATAACGCCATCAACCAACCCTCAGCAACCCCCGGACAACTCCTGAGCTGGTCTGGGAGTGATTATGATTGGGTTGATCCCTCAGGTGGAGGTGCTTCCTACCAACTGTTTGATGAAGCCCCTTCGACCCCTACGGCTCCGAATGCTACAGGTGCTAACGCAGTAGCTATTGGTTCAGGTACTTCTGCCCTGTCGCCGTACTCGGTAGCACTCGGCAATAACTCTTTTGGTTCCGGTAGTTATGCCACAACTGGAACAGGGGCTATGGCCTTGGGTGGATCATATGCTTCCGCCGATGACTCACTTGCAGGAAGTATTGGAACTGTATCGTCTTCGTATGGCGTTACTGGGACTAACTCTGTAGCGTTCGGATACCAAGCTAAAGCATCTGGATCTTACTCCATTGCTCTGGGTCGGGCCAATATTGCAAGTGGATATGGCTCTACAGCTTTAGGGTTTGGTTCTTCTGCTACAAGCACAAACTCTGTTGCTATTGGTGCTAACGCTTCATCTACGGTGAGTAACCAGATTGCTCTTGGTGGTTCTTCTGATCGGGTAAAGATTTCTAATTCCTACCTGTTGCCGATGACTGACGGAACTTCCGGCCAAGTCATTGGGACAAACGGGGTAGGGGAGGCATCCTGGGTAACTCCAAGTGGCGGCGGCGCAAGTGCTCTAACCATCAACAACAAGACAGCAGCTTATACGGTTGTTGCAGGTTTACGGTTTCCTTAACTGCTGCTGCTACGTTGGGTGCTGGTTTTAATTGTTGGATTTGGAATACATCTGCTACCGCTACAGATGTTATCACTATTGACCCAAACAACGCAGAGACTGTTGATGGACGTTCAACGCTAATCCTACGCCGAGGCGAGGGTATGCAGATAGTATGCGATGGTGCAAACTGGCAGACAGGTGATAAGAAGACAATGCGTCTTTACGCCGAGAACATGGCTGCGACTAGCGCACGTCCATCCGCTGCTGGTAGTCTTAGTTTCGCTGTTGGATTAAGTGCGTCATCTGGAGGCGAAGCCTCTATTGCTTTGGGGTATAGCACGAATGCAAGTGCGGCAGTTAGTGCAGCAATAGGGCAGAATTCTAGCTATCAAGGCTCTCAAGCCGTGACAGGCGCAGGAGCAATGGCCCTTGGAGGCTCTTACGCTTCTGGTACTGACTCTTTTGCGGCTGCTGTGGCAAACAATACGAGTACTTATGGTGCTACTGGTGCTAACTCCATTACAATGGGAAGTTTGGCAAAGTCTTCTAACGCAGATGGCATTGCAATAGGAAAAGGCGCACTAGCCACTAACGGAAGTGATAGCGTAGCGCTGGGACGGAACGCATTGGCTTGGAGCGGCGCTGTTGCTATTGGTCAATCAGGTTGGACAGGAGGGAACGCTGCGGCCCAAGCGCAAGGTTCTTTTGCAATCGGGGGTAATGTTTTAGCCAGTGAAGCAACGGCGTTTGCTTTAGGGAACGGATCAGCCTCCCGAATTAGAGGGAAATACGCATACGCAGCAGGTTTGTTTTCAGCTCAAGGGGATGCACAAAACGGTGTTTTTGTTGTTCGTAGGCTTACCTCAAACGGTACAGCAGTTGTACTAACTACAGAAGGATCAGCAGGAACGGCAATCAACCAAATCATTCTCCCTAACGACTCAGCCTATGCTTTCAGTGGAACTGTTGTTGCAAAACAGTCAGGCTCTACAATCTCAGCTGCTTGGAAAGTGGAAGGTTTGATTGTAAGAGGAACAACTGCAAGCACAACGCTTATCATTGCTTCCACAGTCACCGCTATAAGTAACATGCCGGGTTGGACTTTGGCACTGTCAGCAGATACAACCAACGGAGGTCTTGCTATCACCGCTACTGGGTTTACAGCAACCAACATTCGATGGGTCGGAACGATCCAAACATCTGAAGTAACTTACGCATAAGGAAATATAATCATGGCTATTCAACTCGACCTCTCAAACTCTCAGTATGGCGTTCCTTTTGCAGGCGCTTACTTCCGCATTGTCACAGCAGCTATCAGCCGCACTCGTGATACACAGAACCGTCACAGCGTCATGATTGACGTTGCAGGTTACGCTACTCAGCCTGCTGATGATGACACTCGTGATGTGGATTTTCGCCGCTATCACTGCCCTTTGACAGCCGTTGAAGCACAATCAGGAGATACCTTCCTTGCTAAGTGCTACGCTTGGGTGATGGCTCAGGAAGACATGAACAACTCTGTAGCGGCCTAATAGGAAGCTGTACCTTATATGGCTAAAGAGTTTAAGCTACGCCGGGGTACTACGGCTGAACACAGTACATTCGTTGGGGCTTCTGGCGAGTTGACCGTGGACACCACTAAGAAAACTGTGGTGGTCCACGATGCAACCACTCCGGGGGGAACACCCCTGGCCAAGGAAGACCTATCGAACATCCGTGCCGCAATCCTTGCTGCCGTCTATCCCGTGGGTTCTATCTACACCAACGCCGGTTCAACCACCAACCCAGCTACCCTGCTGGGGTTTGGTACTTGGATAGCCTTTGGCGCTGGGCGGGTGGTCGTGGGAATCAGCAGCGGCGATGTCTTATTCGACACCTTGGAGGAAACCGGGGGAAGCAAGGACGCTGTTCTTGTGACCCACGCACACACATTCGCTGGGACAATCGACAGCGCAGGGGAGCACCAGCATACTATCCCTCACGTTTCTGATAGTGCGACTTCGGGAGACTACATTTCTGGTAATGATGGGCCAAACAACCAACCAGGAGATGCCTCTCCCACAGCGTCTGCGGGGGCACACACCCACACAGTCTCAGGGACTATCTCTTCAGAAGGCTCTAGTGCAACCAATGCAAACCTGCAGCCCTACATCACTGTAGCAATGTGGAAGCGCACAGCATAACGCTGCTTCTGTAATATCCGGTAGGAGCTTCGGCTCCTGCCTTTTCAAAAGGAACGTATGAGTAATGCGCGAAACATCGCTATTGCTGGAGCTTCGGCTGTAGGAGGCATGGCCCCCACAGGCTGTGTCCTCCCCTATGCAGGATCTTCAGCCCCCACGGGATGGCTCTTGTGCTTCGGCCAGGCTGTCTCCAGGACAACCTATTCCCGCCTCTTCACCGCCCTAGGGACAACCTATGGATCAGGTGATGGCTCAACCACATTCACTCTGCCCGATCTCCGTGGCCGTGTTGCTGCGGGTGAAGACGACATGGGGGGAACTGCAGCCAACCGACTGACAACCGCTGGCTCCGGTGTCAACGGTGCATCTTTGGGTGCCGCTGGTGGTGCCCAGACCCACACCCTGACCGAGTCTCAGATGCCTGCTCACTCACATCAATATGTGGGTGGATCAAACGCAGCGGGTTCTGGAACTGCAGGTGCAGCAGGACAAAGTGCAAACGCCTACTACATGAGCACCCTCGCAACGGGTGGAAGTCAGGC